AGACAAGATCTACAACACAAATATTATTGGCTCAGGTAAGACTATAGCCCTTCGTATTGAAGACAATTCCACAAACCCTACATTCACTCTAGACACAGCCCTGCTAGAGTTTAGACAGAACGATAGACAGTAAGGACTAAAACATGGCAGGTTATACACGTCAGGATACAGCAAACAACATTGCTAACGGTAACGTTATTGATGCTGATGACTTTGATAATGAGTACAATGCCATTGAGGCAGGGTTTAACGCATCTACTGGTCACAAACATGACGGTACTGCAGGTGAAGGTGCGCCCATCACTAAGGTAGGCCCAAGCCAAGACCTTGTGGTGTCAGGTACTGCTCTTACGCCTAAGACTACTAACACTCTGGACTTAGGTACAGCCTCTGTACAATATAAGAATGCTTGGTTTGATGGTACTGTAGACACAGATGCCTTAACTGTATCAGCTAATGCTACAGTAGGTGGTACTCTTGGTGTTACAGGTATTATAACAGCTACAGGCGGTGTTACTGGTAATGTAACAGGTAATGTAACAGGTACAGTATCTGACGTATCTAACCATGACACAGATGACATCAGTGAAGGCTCAACTAACCAGTACTTTACTACTGCTCGTGCTAGATCTTCTGTGTCAGCTACGGGTAGCCTTAACTACAACTCAGGTACAGGCGTTATTAGTTTTACACAAGGTAATACAGACACTGTAGCAGAAGGCACAACTAACCTATACTACACAGATGCACGTGCTAAGGCTGCTATTAGTGTCACTGACGCTGGTGGTGACGGTAGCTTAACTTACTCTGCTGGTGCTATTACATACACTGGCCCTAGTGCAGCTGAAACACGTGCTCACTTTAGTGGTGGTACAGGCGTAAGCATTACAAATGGTGTTGTAGCTATAGGTCAGGCTGTAGGTACTACATCTAATGTTACGTTTAACGACACTGTAGTTAATGGCAACCTAACCGTAAACGGGACTACTACCACCGTAAACACTGAGACACTCAACCTTGCAGATAACCAGATTGTTCTCAACTCTAATGAGACAGGCACACCCACACAGAATGGTGGCATTGAGATTGAGCGTGGTACAGCTGCTAACAAAACACTTGTATGGAACGAAGCAGACGATAAGTGGACGGTAGGCAGTGAGACATTTGTAGCAGGTACTTTTGAGGGTGCTTTATCAGGCACTTTAGCCACACCAAGAACGATTGCATTATCTGGAGATGTTTCAGGATCTGCCTCGTTTGATGGTGGTAGCAATGTTACTATCTCTGCGACAGTTGCTGATGATAGTCACAACCACGTTATTAGCAACATTGACGGCTTACAAACAGAGATCGACACTAAAGCAGAACTAGCAGGATCAGGCTCTCAGGCTTTCTCTGCTTCTACTCTTAATGCTACTACTGTAGATCTTGGTGATTGGACGGTCACACAGAGCGGCACAGATTTAAAGTTTGCATACAATGGCATTAACCGAATGAAGTTAGATTCCAGTGGAAACCTAACAGTTGAAGGCAACATCACAGCTTATGGATCTGCGTAATGGCTTTACAATCGTCAGGATTAATTACTTTAGCTCAGATACAGGCTGAGTTTGGGGGTGCTAATCCCATAAGCCTGTCTGAGTATTATCGTGGTGGTGCCTACACTACGACTAACAATACAGGTGTTCCTACAAGCGGTTCTATCTCTCTTAGTAATTTCTACGGCACAGTAGCTCAGTTCTCTTATACGTTCAGCTCTAGTACACAAGAAGTAAACCTTTATTCTACCCTTACTTCTGCAGGCTGGAATGGGTCAGATCTTGTACTTGTCACGATTAATAGTGGAGTTTACCTCTGGTCTAACAACACATCTACAGCTGGTCTAACCATAAGTGGCAGCTTTCCTAATGGCCTAAATATCTTCAATAGCGGTAGAATAATAGGTCGAGGTGGCAACGGGTCCAGTAGCACTTCCGCTGGGGGTAATGGTGGGCCAGCAATATCCGTATCATCCTCAGGTGTAGCTATCACTAACAACTCCGGTGCCTACATAGCAGGTGGAGGTGGCGGTGGCGGCACTGCTGGGGGTTATCGCCAATCATACTCAGGCGGCGGCGGTGGAGCTGGTGGCGGTGTAGGTGGTAATAGCCGTGCAGCAGATGGAGGTCTTATCGGTATTGGCGGCGCAGGCGGTGCGATTGGTGCATCTGGTAGCGCTGGCACTTCCAATGGCGGCGGTGCCGCTGGTGGCGGTGGCGGATCAGGTGGCGGCGGTGGCGCTGGACAAGACTTTGGTTCAGGCACAAACGAGGTCAGAGGCGGTCCAGGTGGCGGCGGTGGTCGCATCTTGCCGGGTACTGGCGGTTCTGGCTCTAACGGCGGCTATGGCTGTCTAGGTGGCGCTGGCGGTTCTTCTAGCGGCACTGGTGTAGCTGGCACCGCTCCTTATGCTGGATCAGGTGGCGGCGGTGGCGGCGGCGGGGGCTGGGGCGCTAGTGGTGGCCGTGGTAACGGTCTGAGCCATTTGTGGGAAAGCGTAGGCGGTGCAGGTGGTGCAGCAATTACCGGAACAGCAATCAGCTTGACCAATAACGGCACTATATACGGTAGCACGTAATGACACAGATAAACTTGACACCAGAAGAGCTAGAAGCAATGCTAGACAGGGCTGCAAGACGTGGAGCTAAGCAGGCTCTGTCAGCTATAGGCTTGCATGATACTAATGCAGCCAAAGACATCAACGAAATGCGAGACCTATTAGAGGTATGGCGTGATACACGTAAAGGTATCTGGACTACATTTGTAAAGGTAACAACAATCGCAATTATAACATTCATAGCTGGTGCAGTATGGATGCAGTTAGGGAATAAGTAATTATGGCTAAGAAGTTTGCAGGGTTCACACCAGAACAGATGGGTAAGATTATACCTGAAATGCAGGGTATGCAGGCTGATGAACAAGCTGCTTACTTAGCGTCACAGCCTGGTGCTGCTGCTCGTGTCGGTAAGATGGCAGAGGTAGCGCAGAAGCGTATTGGTATGGCTTACGGTGGCATGGCTACTAAGAAGGGTTATGCAGTAGGTGGTTTTACCCCAGCACTGCAGGACTTGGATGTAGCTAAGTCTCAAGTAGTGACATCAAACAAAGCTCTGCAGGATGCCCTTGCTGCACAAAAAGCTAATCCTCAAGATAAAGCTCTAGTAGATGCTGTAAATCAAGCACAGACTGCGTTAAACGCTTCTGGTTCCCAGCTAACTCAAGCACAGAATATATATAAAAATGTAGGTGTGCCCAGCGCTACAGAGATTAAAGGTGCTGCTGCTACAGCTCCTAGCAGGATTGTAACTAAAGCAGATACAGCTACAGTGTCAGCCACGGATAAGGCTGCGGGTGAGATTGACCCTACTACAGGTCAACTTACTGGTGATGCAGCTACTGCAGCCTTAACTAAGGCAGGCATTGCTCCTGAGGTTACAGCACCAGTAGCAAAAGAGGCTGCTGTGTATGAGCCTGTAGAAGCTACTGCAGGTGTCGGCGTTGTAATGGATCGTCTTACTGCAGCAACAGGTAAACCTAGTGAAGAAGCTCTTGCTGAAGCTGCTCAGATGTCACCAGAAGATTTAGCCTCTTTAGGTCTATCTGTAGAGCAGATCCAAAAAGCTCGTACAGTTATTGCTCCTGACGCACGTGTCGTACAAGAAGGTGAGATGATTGAAGGCTCTACTGTTGACATGGAACGTGTCAAGAAAGAGACTAACTTTGAAGCTGCTACAGGCGCTCCTTCTACAGATGCTACAGTACAGGGTCAGCTTACTGGCTTGATGGAGCAGTTTGAGGGTAGTGAGCCTCCTGCATGGGCAGCTGGTGCTATGCGTAATGCTGCTGCACAGATGGCTGCACGTGGGTTGTCTGCTTCCTCTATGGCTGGTCAAGCTATGATACAGTCAGCTATGGAGAGTGCGCTTCCTATTGCACAGATTGACTCTGCTACCTTTGCTAAGTTTGAAGCCCAGAACCTGAGCAATAAGCAACAGGCTGCTATGTTTGCTGCAGAGAAACGTGCTGAGTTTCTTGGGTTAGAGTTTAACCAAGAGTTTCAAACTCGTGTATCTAACGCTGCTAAGATCTCAGACATTGCCAACATGAACTTTACTGCAGACCAACAGATTGCACTAGAGAATGCTCGTATGGCACAGACTGTAGACCTTACTAACTTAAATGCTACTAATGCTAAGATTATGGCTGATGCAGCTGCTCTTAATAACGTAGACATCACTAACCTAAACAATCGCCAGTCCTCTGCAGTACAAAACGCTCAAGCATTTCTACAGATGGACATGACTAACCTAGCTAACGAGCAGCAGACATCTGTATTCAAGGCACAACAGCTTGCTAATACATTGCTATCAGATACAGCAGCAGCCAACGCATCTAAGCAGTTTAACGCTACAAGTCAGAACCAGACAGACCAGTTCTTCTCTAGTCTTGCTGCTAACGTTGCTCTGCATAACAATGAGCAGATCAATAACATGAACCGCTTTAATGCTGGTGAGGCTAACTCTATTGACCAGTTCAATGCTACTGCCAGAGAAGCACGTAACCAGTTCAACTCTACAAACGCTTTAGTTATTGCACAGGCTAACGCTGCATGGTCTCAGTCTATCACTACTGCAGCCACTGCAGCACAGAACCAGAATAACCGTGATGCAGCTATGTCATCTAACGAGTTCACTATGGCAGCATACAATGCTATTGTACAGGAAGAGCGTGACTTAGTTAGCTTCGTATTTAATGCAGCACAGAAACAACTGGATCGTGATGCAAGTATTACACTTCAGTCTATGCAGAATGAATCCCAGAGACTTAGTGACCAAGCTAACATTGATGTAGCTGGCGGTACAGGTTTTGGTCAGATTGTCGGTGCTCTAGGCCCAACCATTCTTAAAGGTGTGTTTGGTGGCAACTGGAGCTGATAAAAGCATACTATTTTATAACAGCAGGAATAACACTAATGACAAGTTTAACAGGCGGGAATGCCGCAGACAACGACATCAGAAAACTCATGGAGCAGATCATAGCTGAGCGTGATGCTAAGTTTGCACCTAAAAAAGAGGGTGGTGAGGCGGCACCTACGGGCGGTATGTTTGATAAACCTGAAGTAAAAGCTGACGAGGGTGACGTAATAACAGACCTGCTGGGTTACCTTGAGCAGAAGCGTACAGAAGTATTGGACTCGTATCAGTCTAAGGTTATGCGTAGGTCATCTAAGCCCTTACCTAAACCTGAAGATATAGACGTGTCTAGCTTTCTGTCAGAAGCAGGTTTGTCCTCACAGCCTGAACCGCTGACTTTTACCAGTGATACGGCTCCTGCGTTAGGTGAGCCAGAGCTTGAGCAGGTAGCTGATACCTCTATTATTGAGCCTTCTAAAAAACCTGCAAAGACTACGTTATCTGAAGGGTTGCTCTCACGTGAAGACAAACCCGTAGAAGAATTAACAGATGATGAAAAGTTTTTACGAACAGGTAAGCTGCCTAAGGAAGGTCTTATGAGTCCTCCAGCTACAGATGATGATATGGGTCTTGCCAGTGAAAGTGGTTATGCTTTTATGGCTCCTAATTCCTTATTTAGGACTGCTTTAAAAGAGAAAGAAGCAGGTAGTTACTCTACTCTATTTGCTAATGCAGAAACCACAAACACACCGTGGAAAGGTACAGATATCACTAACATGAAAATGTCTGACGTTTTAGATCTAGTTAAAGCAAATGGCGAGTTTCATAAGCACAACAAAAATAAGCATAATGAAAACACTACCGCTATAGGTAAATACCAGTTTATAGGATCTACCTTAAGAGACTTAAAAAAGAGGGGTGTATTTGATAAGCTAGGCATTACAGATGACACTCTTTTTGACGCAGCTACTCAAGATTCATTAGCAGCATACCAAGCAATACACAGGCTTAAGGATAGAGCTAAAGGTACATTAAGTTCTGCTAGAACAGAAATGCGCAATGAATGGGAGGGCTTCAAAAAGCTTTCTAACTCTGATCTGAATAACATCATCACAGAGATTGGCTCTGAGATAGGCGTTGAGTTTTCTGACCGTACAGACCCTATAAGAACATCTAGACCTAAGGCTCGTGATTAATGTTTGGCTTACCCCTAGAACTTATCACAATGCTGTTCTCTACCGTGTTAGGTGGAGTTATGTCTATGATAGGGCAGAACGCTAAGAACAAAGCAGAGCAACAGAAGCTACTCATTGGTGGTGTAACTGAAGCACGTAACGCTGGTAAGACTGACAAGCACTTCGCATGGACACGCAGGCTTATTGCTCTATCTGCAATCTTCTCCATTATAGTCTTGCCAAAGGCAGTGGCTGTATGGTATCCTGAAGTCAGCGTTATCGTAGGCTACACAGAAGTGCAGGGTGGCTTATTCAACTGGATCTTCGGTGGTGACGGTACAGTTAAATGGCAGGCTGCTAGAGGCTTCGTTATCACACCCCTAGACACACACATCGTTTCCGCCATTGTAGGTTTATACTTTGGCGCAGGTTTCACTAAGTAAGGTATATTATAATGGCTGCAACTACACTCTTTGATGGCCCTATCCCAGGTCAGTCTTTAACAGACGAACCCAAGAACGCTCCATGGGAAAACCCTCCTATGTATGCAGATCCTATGGATGCTCTTGAGCATTATCTAAAGAAGCTGGGTGACGTAGATGCACAGGGTGAAGTGCTCACTATGCTTGACTTGGGTATTCCCGTAAGCGTTGTAGTTGACTCTATGTTATCTAGTGGTGTTATGGATGGCATTCACTCTGTAGATGTAAAGCTACTGCTAAAGCCTCTCATGATTATTAACCTGACAGCTATCGCTGATGCAGCAGGGCTTGACTATAAGAATACCATGGACGATTACCGTGATAAGGATGCAGAAGCTAAGAAGAAACGCATGGAAATTCTTGCTGCTAAACTGCAGGCTAAACTAGCGCAGGGTAAGAAGGCGACACCAAACGATCCCGGTGTAGAAATACAGGAAGATGTAGTAGAAGAACTTACTGCAGATGACATGGACACAGAAGAAACAATGACTGAAGAAGCGCCTGCTCCTACAGGTCTCATGGCGAAGGAAGTTTAATCATGGCATGGAGTGCATTTGCAGCAGGGTTTAGTAAGGGCTTTGGTACAGAGCTTTCTGAAGGTATTAAAGAACGCCGTAAGGAACAAAACAAATACGTAGATAATATGATGGATACAGCTAAGGCTTGGCAACCCAAGTTCCTTAAAGCTAATGCTGATGTAGACGCTGACCTTGAATTGATGAAGGTTATGAACACTGAGTTCAACATCTCAGAAGCAGAGTTCGTAGCCCTCGCTCAGAACTACGATATGAATGACATTTATAGTAAGAGCATAGAAGCTAGAGAAGCATTTAAGAAGGTTGGTCTTGACCCTAATGCTGTTAACCGTGATACTTTACTTACAGGTCTATCTCTGCCAAAAGACTTCTCTCTACCTGAGGGTATGACAGCTACAGATGCTATGCGTCAAATCCACATGGGTTATGCAAAGAACTTGGCTGCAGATCCTAGTAACAAGAGTGATGCACACCAGCAAAATTCCTTCGCTAAGGCAGTAGCAGGGGTACTAATGTTAGACCCACGTTCTTCTGCTGAGAAGATTGCTAATCAGATGCAGGTGATGGGTACATCTGTAGAAGATCTTAATATGTTTGCTGCACAAGGTGGTGTTAAGGGTAAGCCTCTCAACAACGTAACACGTACTGGTGCTTTTGTACTGCCTAACACAGACTACACATCTTCATCTTTCAATACCACGCTAAGCAACTCTAGGAGCAGTCTCTATCGCACTATGCTGGACTTAACTGATCCAGATGCAACAGTGACTGATGCAAATTCAGCAGCCATACGGCTGGCTCTAGGAGACTCTAACAATAAAAATATTAATCAAACAAACCTAGCTACCTTTATTGAGTCTGGTGCAGGTAAGTTTGGTCAGCTTGAGAAACAGCTTATCAATAAGGGTATGAGTATTGGCTTCAATACTAGGGGTATGCGTGACATGGCTCTTAGTGCAGTACGTGCTGAGATTAACACAGTAGATGAGTTAAGTAATTTCTCTGAGGCTGTTACGTCAGGTAAGGCTGTGGAGCTTATCCTAGAGTCTGTAAGAGAAACAGGCGAAGTTACTAGGGAGACTATTGAAGCTATACTTGGTGTGGAAGCCACAGAGGGGGAGGCTGCTGATCCTGTTGAAACAGGTGAAGATGTAACATCAGAAAACAACAGCCTATCAGATCTAGAAAATCTTCAAAGGGAGATGGAACTTACAGGACCACAACCCGCTGAGCCAGCCGTTGTAAAAGGACCGCCTGAATCCGGCAGTACATCAAGTATAGTAAATAACATTATAGGGAGAAACCCTGGATCTCTACCAGAGTCAGCTACTGCTGGGATTACTAATGATGAACCTGCTGCACCAGAGATTGTTTTAATAGCTAAAAAACTTTCAGTACCTGTAGAAGACGCTTCACCTGTAGTTAGTACTACTACAGATACGAGTCCTAGAGTTGCACCCTTCATGAAAAGAGCCATGGACCCTGTAGCAGATCTGCTGGAGAAACCTAGTAAAGCACTAGCTGATAGTATTGAGGGTCCAGTACGTAAGCTTTCTTCAATTATTAAGCAGCCTGCAGAGTCAGCTAACGCCGTTATTACAGAATACATGAAACCCTTAAAAGATGCTATCTCTGCAGGTAGAAAAGGTGAATCTAGGGATGTTAGCTTAGGTGATTTACTTAGTGATTGGTTTAGCAATACATTTCCTGGTGCTAAGCTCCCAGCTAATCCTCTAGAAACAGTTGACTTTATTGCAGGTACAATGAGTTCTGACTTTGAAGCTGACCCTACAGGTGATACACCTCCTACAGTACTAGACATTGTACCTCGTGAGCAAGCTTTTGAGGTTCTTGTGTATGGTGCAGCAGACACCGTTGCTAAACAGGGCATTAAGTTTCAAGATAAAGACATGGCAAAGCAGTGGCTTAGAGACTTCCTTGAAAAAGAAGAGGATTTTCTTATTAAGACAGGTCTAGCTAATGAGGAGACAGGTGAGTACCCTAGTGAGAAAACTATAGATCTCATGGCAGCTATCCTACACATCGGTTACGGGAGCTAAGAATGGCTGGAACTAAACAGTACTACACAGAGGAAAATATGCGGGGCAAGAAGCTCTCAGACTTCGCCTCTGATGTAGACTTCATTGAGGACAGTGTTACCTTCCTTAAGTCTAACCGTAAGGGTTATACAGACGAAGACTTCGCTAATATGAATGGTGAGGACGTAGTTAACGAGGTGCTAGAACACTTCCGCTGGGCTAATACAAACGAAGTTAGTATGGCTAAAGACTTCAGCTACATCAAGGATGACAAAACACCAGAAGATCATAAGCAAGCATACGGGCGTCTACTCTTTGCATTTGATAACGCAGATGGTGAAGGTATCTGGGATGACCACGGTAAGGCTGTACGTGATTATGTAACTGGTGCTGCAACTGCCCCTAGTACTGTGGGTTCTGTTGTTGCAGGTCTGTTTACTGGTGGTACAGGTGCTGCAGCTATTCAGGGCAGTAAGGCTGCTGCTCAGGTTGCTGTACGTGCTGCTGCTAAGAAGTACCTGAAACGTGCTGCGCTGGGCGGTTTGTTAGATGGCAGTGTAGCTGCTGGATCTCAGCTTGGTCTAGAGGCTACTAAGGCAGACGCTGGTGATACCATTGAGGAAGAGTATGACATCAACTACAAGAATGTAGCTGCTGCTGGTGCTATCGGTGGTACTCTAGGTTTTGGTGTTAACGTAGGTGCTGCTGCCTTACAGAAGAGCGGTGCTAATAAGCTTGTAGATACACTTGATAAAGGGCGTCAGGCACAGGCAGATCGTATTGCAGAGGCTGCAGAGAAGGCTAAGATTAAGCTGGATGTTGTATCTAAGAACAAAGAAAAGAAAGAGCTTGCTGATGAAGTAATTGGCAAGATGCTATTCGCTATTGATCCTAAGCTTGTCGATGAGGGTATGAAGGCTAAGGTAGACATCCTAAGTGCAGACCTTCCTGATGGACTTATAGCTGGTCTTGACCGTAAGAAGATACAGATCTTAGGTGCAGCTGCATTTGATCTAGCAGAAGAGCTAAAGATTAAACCAGGTAAAGGTGTTCGTATCACAGAGCAACTTGCTAATATTATGGAGACTCCAGGTGGTAGCGGTACTGCTAGAGAGATCTTTGATCGTGTACGTAAAGAGTATGGCTTGAGTCCACGTGAGCTGTCAGCTGTCTATGCTGCTGAAGTATCAGAGGCTGCTAAGATCTTGGTAGGTCAGAAGAACCTAAAGAATAACTTAGGTGGTACAGTTAAGCCTGTTGATGCTGACAAGTTTAAAGCAAAGCTTGATGCTCTGTATGAGCAGGGTATGTCACGCCTTAGTGGTGAGGATGCCAAGGTTCTAATGGAGGCTCAAGAACAGGGTGGCGGTATTGCAGGCGGAACTTATCGTTTTTTGCGGGGGTTTGAAGACTTACGTAGAGCCTTGATGACATCCCAGCCTACCACTACAATGCGTAACAACATCTTTGGTGTTGCTATGGGTGTGATAGATATGGTTGACCAAGTGAATATCAACCTTGTACGTAAGGTTCGTGGTAAAACGGATACATACGAAGGCTTGCAGGGTGCAGCAGATGTAATGGCATATTTGACTAAAGACGCCTACGTTGCAGACGCTGTTACTACAATGTTAACAGACGTTGCCCCTGAGAAGATGGCTAAAGTATTCTACCAAGCAGCACAGGCAGAAGCAGGTACTACTGCGGATACAGGATGGGCTAAAGTAGGTGGTTTCTTTAACAAGCTAAACACAGTATCGGATCACGTATTCAAGAAGGCGGTAGTTGTAGGCTCTATTGATCGTTCACTAAAGCGTCTTAATGATCCTAAGCTAGGCACTAGCGTTATGGATATGCTAGAGAAGGGTACAATAGCTGAGCTACCAGATGATATTCTTCGGGATGCACTAGACGAGAGCTTAGAGTTTACCTTCCAGAAACGCTTGGGTGGTAAAGGGTCTAGCGCTGAGAGCAAAGCAGCTAAAGTTGCAGTAGATCTTATTACTCGTACTGGTCTTACAGCATTGATCCCTTTTCCTCGCTATCTTGCTTCACAGGCAAAACACATTAGCGATTACACAGGTCTGACTATTGCTAGGCGTTTAGCTACAGGTAGAGATATTGCAGATAAAGAGTTTGCCAAGGCTATGACAGGTGCTGTTGTAGGATTAGGCCACTTGAAAGTGCAGCAAGCAAATGTAGCTAATGATCGTGACTGGTTTGAGTGGGAGGATGGTAGAACACGTAAGGATGCACAGGCTGCACTTGGCCCACAGGCCTACAACGCTTTCATCATGCACCAAGTAGCACGTGCTATGGAGGGTCTACCTACTAAGCTACCTAATACAGCTTTCTCTGAGTGGGATGGTGATACAGACGCCTTTGTAAAAGATTCTCTTAAGCTGTTGGTTGGTAGTGAGTTCCGCCCTAATAGTGGACTCGTTACTAAAATAAGTAAGGCGTCAAACACAGGCATCTGGACGGCTGTATATGAAGAGTTAGGCGATTACTTATCCGCTTTCACTTACCCTGCTGCTGCAGTCAAGGACTTCTATGGTCAGTTTGACCCGCTCTCTACCTACTTCCCAGAGACACGTGATGGCTTAATGTCTTACACAAACATGGCAGAGCATGATGTAGAATCTCCTATTAACATGTCGCTGGGTTTGTTCCGCCGTATCACACGACAGCTGCCTGACTTTCCTGCAGCAAACAATGGTGAGAAGGGTATGCTTGAGTTCTTCCGTAGCTCTACAGCAGTCAATTACCAATCAAAGTACAACCCAGAAGCGGATCGTGCAGGTCTAGGCTACGATGCCCTACGCTTTGATGTGTTTGGTGATGGACCTATTCGTGCCTTAGATCCTCTGCTTAAACAGCTTACAGGTTTTGCTAGTAAGCCTATTAAGAATGATTTACAGCGTGAGATTACACGTCTACAGATTGACCCCTTTACTCTGTACAATCCCTACAGAGAGAAGAACACAGCTGTAACTCTTATGACAGAGCAGATCCTACAGGGTAATCTTGCTCTTGTTATCTCTGAGCAAGTGTTGAAAGATCCAGGATATCAAGGCATGTCTATAGATGAGCAGAAACGCTTCTTGAAAGATATGATAAGTGAAAAGGTATCTATAGCTAAGGAGATGGCTGTAGAAGAGCTTGATGCTATGTACGAGATGGAGGGTGACTCAGCTGCACTCTTTATGGGATACCAGCGTGGACGTGTTGAGAAGCTTGACAGGAATGAGAAGGCAGATGCTGATCTAGCTTGGCCTCTTATGGCTGAACGCTTTGGTTACTCAAGTACTGCTACACTTGATGAGGTTATTGAAGAGATACGAACTACAAATAAGTATAATGACGATCCACAGGAGCGTATGGTAAAGGAGACAGACATGATAATGAACTATCTTCATGCAGGTAAGCTATATGGTAAAGAACGCAGAAGAGTAATAAAAGAACTAAACTAAACGAGAGAGGGGAGCCACTAAGCTCCCCTTTTTCTTTATTGTACTCCGTGTTTCTTAACACAGTGTCTTGCCCATAGTACCGTAGCTATCAGATGCTCTAGTGCTTTATTTCTCTCGTCACTCTGCCATAGATTACTCTTGATATGCTTCTCTAATGCTTCAGCATGTTGGGCTAACTCATCATAGAACTTGATACGTGTACCTTCTACGTGTGCTTTCGCTTCTTGTTCTAACTTCATTTAGATGCTTCTTTCTGACTCAAATGTGTATAGGCTCTTTATGATAGTAGTCTTTATATCTTCACAGACAGAGGCATGTTTACTCATGTTCTCCTCTGCAGGTATGACCTGTAAGTTACCACTCCAATGAGGCCCACCGTCTGCTAGAGGCCACATATGATCTACGTGGTGTTGTACTCCTGTGGCTTCACTTAGTATTTTACGCAGTTTGTATATCTCTACTAAGCGTTTATTCTCGTGGGGGCATTCACGTAGGTGTACGGGTATTTGTTTACGCTTTAAGGCTCTGCGTCTTGCTTGTGTAGCAGCGCTCTTTTCCTTGTTAGCTTTGCGCCAAGTTTTCACCTTCGCTCTAACCTTTTCTTTGTTAGCTGCATGCCAAACTTTTCTCCTAGCAAATATCTTCTCTTTATTAGCTTCACGGTAAGCTTTACTCTTAACAGCTAACTTCTCTTTATTAGCTTCACGGTAAGTTTTACGGTCAGCTAGTACCTCTTCCTTATTAGCTTCATACCAAGCTTTACGTTGAGCCAGTGCCTCTTCCTTATTAGCTTCATACCAAGCTTTCCTACTAGCAGCTATCTTTTCCTTATTAGCTTCACGGTAAGCTTTCCTCTTAGCAGCTATCTCCTCTTTATTAACTTCTCTATAAGCTCTATGGTAAGCAGCCCTCTCTTCCTTGCTCTGAGCCATCACAACCCTTCCTTCATAAACACCTTCACCCACTCAGCACAGATACCACTACGCACAATATCATCAACGCCAAACTCTACTACAGGAACATCAAGCATATACTTCTTAGCGAGATGAATGATCTTAGCTAGACCAGACGTACCCTTTAAGTCAGACTGCTGGATGTCACCATTGAGTACAATAGTACTGCCTTCACCCACACGAGTCAACAGCATCTTGATCTCTGGTATGTCGATGTTCTGTGCTTCATCTACAATGATAAACGCATCATCAAAGCTACGCCCACGCATCAACGCCAGTGTGGCTACTTCAATGTTACCATTCTTTACACCCGTATCAACAGCACCACGGCCTAAGTGTTTCACCAGTACGTCAAGCACAGGTAGCGCCCACGGTTGTGCCTTCTCTTCTAGTGTACCTGGCAGGAACCCAATGTCTTTACCCACAGCTACGTGAGGACGTGTGATAACAATCTTGTCAATCTCTTTGAGTGTGTACAAGTCTGCTGCACATGTAGCTGTAACGTAAGTCTTACCAGTACCAGCAGGGCCAAGGATAAGCACTTGCTTGCTGTTAGCAATAGCAGAGATTAACTTACCTTGGTTCTCTGTCTTAGGTACGATACCAGAGGTAGGCTTGTTAGCTGCACCCTTGTATGTTGTCTTACGCCGTGTTCGTGTAGGCTTCTCTAAGGGTTCAATGTTGTTCATCACGCATCCTTTGATACAGCTGTACAGGTATAGGCTATAGTGACTTCATCTTTAAGGATATCTGGAAGATAGTTATAAAATAGTGTCATAACATCAGCTGCCTCATAAACGCAGTCATCATACGTGTCATATAGGCTAGGTGAGGTACGCACTAAAGGCACCTCACCCGCCATGTATGCTATAAGCACAAGCACATACATTATTCTGTCTCTTCAGGGTTAATCTTCTCCTGAATATACTCTACACCCTGTGTAACTTTAGGTTCTGCATAATCATACGCCTTACCTGCTACATCTGTAGTTACTTCCACGGCTGCTACAGCCAAGAAAAACATAACAAAAAACTCAATCATCTAAACGTTCCTTCAGTTGTGTGTAGCCACCGACATGGTGGCCTTCGTTATCCCAGATTTGGGGTACAGTAGTCATACCCGCTTCTTTCATGAGTGTCAATAGCCACTTACTGCTAGGGGAGCTTAGAGAATAGGCCGTGAAGCCTACCCTCTTTTCTCGTAGCAAGTGCTTTGCTTTAGTGCAATACTTACAGTTATCTATTCCTACCACTGTATAGCTCATACTAGATCCACGATCTCACAGCTGTCACCAGAGCAGGCCATAGTCTGCATGGACACTGTGTTATCTTCACTCTCGTAGTCGTTAAGCTCTTCCCAGTCAATGCTGTCTGGCATAAGTGCAAGCATCTCTTCGTACTCTTCCTTAGTGCAGTCCTGATAAGGTGCTTGCTGGTAAGTATGATCTGAGTGTGGCAGGAATGATACACCTGACATCTCATCAAAGTGTTCATATACAAACGCTCCCACAGACATCCAATCAGAATCCCGAACTGAGATAGTTACACTTGGCTTATGCTCACACCAGTGTCGCTGATAGGTGAGCCACAACTCAAGCTGCTCTACAGCAGTCATATCATTACGTGTGACAGCCTGCTCAGGAGACTTAACAGGGAAGCTAAACACTACAGTAGAGTCAGGCTTCATGACGCAAGGCTCATTAGGAATACCTTGGTCAATCATGAACTGCGTCAGAGGGTCTTTGCTGTCACCACGCACAGTGCGAATGTAATAGGGGCTGTGACGAGCATGAATACCAGAAGCAGAGTCAACCAGCTGTGATACCGTACCGGAAGGTTTAACGCAGCTGATACTAG